TTCCATTCTTTATGTTCCTATTGTTCTATGATATCGCCGTTAGCATCAACTCTAATTCTTTGTGTTGGCGTTCCAGATGGTTCTGCTGTAATAGAAGAGCCAAATTGCTGGGATAAATACCCATCAATAGCATTCAAAGACCTTGTGTCTTTATTTTCTCTTGCTTCAAGCCTTGCTCTGTTTACATCTAGCTGAAGAGCTTCAATCAATTCATCAAGCAATCTCTTGTTTCCTTCAGTGCTGTTGTTCGTATTTGCCTCAATCCTTCTAAGCAAATCACCTTCTCTAGCTGTAAATGCTGCGCCAAATGTTGGTTTTAACTGGCTTAATACGTTTTTTGCTAATTCATAAATTAGCTGAGATTCGTCTGCCGAAGCTATGCCTAGTCTTTGCTTAAAGGCAAGCGCAACAGCGTTCATGTTTCCGGTACCTACGGTTTCAAGTATATTTCTTGCTTCTCTTAACTTAGGAATTCTTTGTGCTGCATCTATTCCATCATCAATAGCAAGCTGTATTCTTTTCTCTTGCGATGCTCCTCGCTCTCTGCCTTGAGAAATATCACTTTCATAAGCAATTCCTTCAGCTAAAGCTGTGTCTAATATAGCCTTTCTTTGAGCAGGATCAGTTACTAGAGTTCCGTCTGGCGCATAAAGTCTGGAGGCTCCTATTCTTGGCTGAACTAACATAGTTCCATTGTTATAAGCGATAGTTTTAGCAGCGCCCATCTGTCCTTCAGTAGATTCTGCTTCAGGAATAAATCCAGAAACAGTCTGAGCTGTTGGAGTTCCTCCAAGACTTTGAGTAACCATTTGACCTTGACTTGTAATCATCTTCGGATCAATTGCTTGCTTAGGTAATGAGCTAAGGAAAGTGTTTAGCTCTCCCATAACTATATCTGGCCTACCGCCTATAAGAGCATCTCTGAGCATCTTTGTGTCAGAAATATCTTCACCCATTTGTTCTAATAAATTCATGCGATCAACAAGAACATCTATAGCTTTAGGAAAATTTTCATTTTGTATAGCTTGTTGTATATTTCTTGCGTCTAAAGCAGTGGCTTTTAATAGTTGCATATCTTTTTCTTTGCGCTTTTTTTGTAAAGAGTCAAGATATTCATCGCCTCTTCCTGCGTAACCAGCACCAAAACCCATTGCAAAACGACCAGCTTTCTTTAAGAAACTGTCGTCTCTCCTATCAGGAATTGCTGTGAATGCTGGGCGAGATGCAGAGCTTGCAACTGGTTGCCTTGGCATAGCTCCTTGATCACCTTCAGGAAGTCCAGCAAGCATTCTTTCAAATTCTTCGTCAGTCATTGTTTTGCCTCTGCTTTAACTGGGAATTGAAGAGCTAACAGGAGCTGCTGCTGAGGCTCCAGTTGTAAAGCCGCTTAATGTTCTTCCCAAATTATTTACTATTCCATCAACCTGAGTTGTGTTTGGAAGTCCAGTTGGATTGTAAGCAGTACCAGTTCCTGTAGCTACTCCGGCAAGTTGACCAGCAGTGCCGCCAATCATGTTAGACATTCCAGTACCAGCACCGCCTTGGATGCCTGCTAGTATATTTGCCTGCTGACCGATCAGATCAGACATGAGAGTGCCTTGATCGCCTTGGTACTGAGCAAGAGCATTAATCTGGTTAGTAATGTTCCCAGCAATGTCTCGGCCTGCTTGCATCCTGTTAGCTGATAACGCGCCGCCTGTGCCGTACAGGTAATCACCGACTGTCATGCCGCCAGTAAGACTTACATCACCTAACTGCCTGCCTGCCTGAGAAGCTAACTGAGACTGCGCTAAAGACCTGCCACTAGCTATGTCAGCCAATTGCGAGCCTGCGCCTGTAAGCGTCTGCATTCCCAAAGTACCGCCAGTAACGCCAAGATTTCCTAGCTGCTGTCCTGCACCTGTTAATGTATTAAGTCCTTGCTGTCCTGCCAGTGTGCCTAGTCCTGCAAGCTGTTGGCCTGTACCTAACTGAGATTGTCCTATTTGACCACGCAGTGCAGCGAGTTGCTGAGCAGCCTGAGTCTGTAAGTCTGCCTGAGCAGCGCCGCCTTGAGCGGCAAACTGAGCAGCACTACCACTAGCGCCAAGACCTTGCGATCCTAGTTGCTGAAGATTAGCTATTTGGTTTTGTAAGTCTTGAGAAGCTAGTCCAGTGTTAAACCTTGAAAGTTCTTTCATGACGTTGCCGCCACTTAAACCGCCTCTAGCTGCCGCTGTGCGTAAAACCGCTCTTTCACCTTGCTCGCGCAAAAACTGTTGTTGCGGACTGTTTTGGAAAGCTTGATTAAATGCCTCTTGGCCTAACGCGCCTGACAATGCGGCTTGCTGCTGTAGCGCCGCAGTGCCTGCCTGACGATACGGATCAAACATCTGACCAGCTTGACCAAAGGCTTGACCAACTTGCTGAGACGCAAGATCACGAGCTGCTGTGACATCGCCTAATCCTTGTCCGTACTGTTGATTAGCTGCTTGTTGAGCGGCCTGAAGATCAGTCCTAGCACCGCCAAGACCTTGGTACAACGCGCCAAGTCCAGCTTGTGCGCCTCCCATAATATCTCGTCTTGCAGCACCAAGACCTGTGCCAAGAGCCTCTAGTCCCAATTCAGTGCCTGACTGAATTAAACCGCCAGCTTCTTGAGCGCCTTGAGTTAAATCCTGACGAGCTATCTGAGTGCCGCCAAGGATGTCTGCTCTTGCTTGACCTGCACCAGACTCAATAGCCTGTGCAGCAGCAGTCACGCCGCCTGCTAGAGCGCGTTCAGATCCAGCCAAGCCAGTTTGACCGCCTGCTCCTGCACGGCCTCCTACGGCTGTAGAGGAGGCCACAGAGCCTGTTCCAGAGCTAACGCCAGCTCCAGTTCCACCAGCCACTTCGTTTCCTGCTACAGTGCCGTCAGTAGTAGTACCATTGCCAGATTTCGCCCTGTTGTAAGCAGCCTGAACCTCGGCTATAGGTATTCCGGTAGCACGAGCCATATCATCAACAGAGACACCAAAGTTATCCATGTTAGTGGCTATCTGTTCTATAGACTGATTAGTCTCAGTTGCGTAACGCCTTAATAGGTTGTCTGGTATGCCGTTAGGAAAATCTTTTTTTGCTTGCTCTAAGCCGCCAGCAACAATGTCTTCGATCTGGGCCATCTCTTGAGCGCGAGTAAATCTTGTTGTCGCCTCGTCTATTGGATAGTTAATTCTTTCAGCTATCTGCTCAATAGGTACATCGTTCTTTACCATCTCACGGTAAATTTGCTCGTCAGTCTTATTGCCTTCCGCAATAAAGTTAGCGACCTTATCCAAACCTGAAATTTGCTCGGCTGGTTCAGGTTTTGGCTGAGACGTTACTTGAGACACTGGTTGAGACACTGGTTGAGCAATCACAGGTTGAGCAATCGCTGGTTGAGCAATCACTGGTTGAGGTGCTGGCTCAGGCTCGACTTGAGGAACTGGTTGAGGTGCTGGCTGAGAAACCACTGGAGGAACTGGTTGAGGTGCTGGTTGGGGCTGATTAACGGCAGTTTGAGTTGGAGCTTTAGGCGATATAGCAGTATCAAAGGCTCGCTGAGCCTCAGCCATAGGAATGCCAAAAGTATTAGCCACTTTCCCTAGATCAGCGCCAGTTGACTGAATTAATGAAGCAATATCTTCTAGCGAGGCGTTTGGGTTGCCTTGAACAAATTGAACAACTATGTCTTCAGCGCTAGGGATATTAGCTCCTATGCCGCTAAGAGCTTCTGCCATTGCGCGTTCATCGTCTTGTCTAGCCATTAGATTCGCCTCATTGCTCGCAGCTCAGCTAGAGCCGCCTCATCTATGCCCATGCCAGCTAAAGCATTTGCCTGCCCACCCATGCCCATCATTTGTGCTTGCTGTCCTTGGTACTCAGGACTTAGATGTTGCATCACTGGATCTATTGTCGTTGCTTCGGCTAAATACGCAGGATTAGCTACCGCATCAGGTAACTGCTGCTGAGTGAAGGCCATATCGTAACTGCCTTGATATGGCTTCAATGCTGCGTAATTAACATCACTGCCTCTTATTGCCTGCTCATACATAGGCATTCCAGATAATATTGTTCCTTGAGCTGCCACGTTGCCACCAACAAAAGCATTAGCTTGTTGAGGCATAGATTGACCGTAAACATCTAAGCCAGCTTGCTGACCCGCTGTAAAAGCACCATATTGGCTTGGCATAGCTTTTCGGATATCAGCTCTAGCCATAGACTCTTGACGAGCAAGGAAGTCTCGTAAAAGTTGATTACTTTTCTCTTGGCGTTCAATGCCTTCATCAGACTCGCCGCCGAATAGCGTTTTAACTAACTTACTCATATCTCGCCTCTAGTTCTTCTCTAGTGATGCCTAGTAACCATTGGTCATGTATCTCGCCGTTCTTTTTAAAAGACCGCCTGATTGTGCCTTCTAGCTTCATGCCGCATTGTACCGCAAACATCTTGGCATTAGGAAAGCAAGTGGCAATCTCTGCGTTTACCTTTTCATACTTGGTGTTCTTTGTTATCCAAGTAAAAAATTCTTTAGCGCCTTTGTACGCTTTCTTTCCTCTGAACTCTTTTAAAATCATTGGATGAATTTCTATGGTGATGCCGTTGCGCATCTCAGCCATCCAGAGTCCACAAACCTCATCATCTTCCGTATGAAGAAACCAGCCTGAGTGCATATCTGGATACCACTCATCTCGTGAGAAGTCATCCTCGCTAATCTCATCAAACACATCAGATCCGGTAACGAATGATCTTATAAAGTCAGCGTCTACTGTTCTGGTAATCAAACAAGAATCCAGCCTTGTTTTCTGTCGCCACCAATACTAGGAAGCATTTTCCTGTATTGTATAGCTCCAGCAGAGCCTGTGCTGTCTAAGTAAAGACTATACTGTACAGCCTCTATAACACCTTCAGGACTTCCAACTCCAACTATCGGAATGCTTAAGGTAGCCTCTTGCGTAAACTGTCTAAACGCCTGACTCATAGTTCCATTAGGTTCTATTATCGGTTGCGCAACATTTAATTTATAGCTCACTGAACACCTTCTATGTCAGCAGTCATTTGTATAATCACAGGCTTTACAGGATCGCTCATTGTAAACCTGAATAACTCAAATCTGGCTGCTCTGCCATTTCTTCGCCAAATAGGTCTATGGTTATACTCACCAACCTTACCAATGCTACGGAAGCGAGTGTCACTCCAAGTCTTAGCGTTCCGACTACGAGCCATGCCAATTTGAGGATCAGGAGCAGCGGAATTACCAACACCGCTTTCAACAGTAAGTTCTATCTCAGGAACTACAAACGATTCCATGTTGTTCTGGAAAGGCTGAGTCACTATAGAACGCCTAATCTCTGTGCCGTACTCTGTGTAGAAATCAGGATCTAAGTTTCCTAT